TGGTCATTTTAGGCTACGTATGGCAAAAGAAATTGGCTATGAGAAACTACCCGTAGTCTATGTTAACGTGCCGGATATTAAAAAAGAAAAAGAACTTTGCCTGAGATTGAATAAAAACTCTGGCTCATGGAACTTCGATCTGCTATCCGGCTTTGATGAAAAGCTCTTGAAAGATATCGGCTTTACTGATTTTGATTTAGGCATAGCAGGATTTGACCAAGAAGAAGAACAAAAATCTGGTAGACTCGAATATTATCATAAAGAGATAGAATGCCCTTTCTGTCACAAGAAGTTTAAAAGGAAAGTCAACGATGTTTGAACCGGGAGTATCAGGTAGCGTAGAAGAACAGAGAAAAAACAATGAATGATGAAAACTTAAAGCCATTTAAACCAGGCCAATCAGGCAATCCTGATGGTAGACCTAAAGGCTCAGTAAGCATTACTGCAAGGATTAAGAAGCTCCTTGAAATGGAACTTGATGTAAAGGATCCTGTGACCACCAAGCCATGCAAAAAGACAGTATCGGAGATCATAGGCTTAAGGCTCGCAAAAGAGGCAATGGGCGGAAACATAAAGGCAGTTAAGATTATACTTGATAGAACAGAGGGTAAGATATCCTCACCAGAGCAATCGTCAGAGGAATGGATAGGCGAACAGTTACAGATTATAGTAGATGAAAGTCAGGCTAAAGAGAACGCGGAGAAGTTTATACAATGATACGACTAAAGACATATAGCCCGCATGCAGGACAGCAGGCATTTCATTATGCCATAGAGAACCTATATCGTTTCGTAGCAATGGTTTGCGGGATTCGTGGAGGCAAAACATATAGCGGAGCCAGAGAAGCAGCTAAACAAGCATGGAACGCCAGCGTAGACGGAACAGCAGCCTATGGCATTGTAGCGCCAACATACAACATGCTTGACAGAACCACATGGCAGGAATTCAAATACGCAGCTAAACCACTCATAGCCTCATGCCAGGACAGCAAAAAGACTATGATGCTAAAGAACGGCCGGCTCGTGTACGGTTTTAGTGCAGAGAAGCCAGACAGGATCAGAAACGTCACCCTTTGCGGTTTCTGGGTAGATGAAGCCCGGGAATGCAAGGACTTCAAAGGCTTATGGGACATTCTCTTAGGCCGCGTGCTATCAACCCACGGCAAGGGCATAGTAACCACATCGCCTAACAGCTATGACGATATACACGACATATTCGTAGCCAACCGCAAGGACAGCTATGGACTCCTAAGATTCCCAACGTACACAAACAGCTACATAAAAAAGGAACACATAGACGAACTGGCAAGCCAATATGACGAGAAGTTTATGCAGCAAGAGCTGATGGGCGAATTTGTTGTATTCGAGGGCCAGGTTTATTATACATTTAACCGCCTTAAGAGCGCCGGCGACTTAGCCTTTAAGGTAGCCAACTATAACCCAGACTTGCCAATCTGCCTATGCTGTGACTTTAACGTAGATCCTATGGCATGGGTAATAGTCCAGGTGATAGACCGGCCAGACAAGTTAAGGGAAATCTTAGTAGTAGACGAAATTTATATAAAGAACTCCAACACAGAGCAGTGTTGTAAAGAATTCAAATCGCGCTACCCGAACCACAACACAGGTATAATACTATACGGCGATGCAACCGGGCACTCACGAAGCACCACGTCTAACCTTACCAACTGGAAGATCATACAGAATGAACTATCCAGATACGGCGTAACCAAAAAGGTTCCGATATCGAATCCAGCAGAGAGGGACAGAATAAACGCAGTAAACGCCAGGATATGCAATTCAAAAGGACAACGCTTCACACAGATAAACCCAAAATGTAAACACTTAATACGCGACCTGGAACAGGTACCATACAAGCCAGGAACCGTACATATAGACAAGACAAAGGACCTGACACTTACGCATACAAGCGATGCGTTTGGGTACATGGTAGAGAAAGAATTTTCACTAAGGCGTGGCGAGATAACCGGACTGAGGATATAAAAAATATGAGCATACCTAACTTGATAAAGCAGCCGCATACAATATACAAAAAGAACTTGGGCTTTTGGAATTTCCTGATGGACAGCTACGAGGGCGGCAAAGATTACATTGGCGAGTACATAGACAACAGCCAAAAGGTGTACGCAGCAGGACAAGAAGTCAAGACTGCCCAACGTACGCACTTATTCAAGTACAAAAAAGAGCGTGCAGCCGACTTTAAGCAGCGTATAAACATGAGTTATTATTATAACTTCTGTGCGCCAATAATCGACATTTATACCAATCACTTATTCAAGAACCCGATAGCCGAGGATTGGGGATCCATAGAAAACCTTATAGAATACCGCAAAGATAACATCGACAGAATGGACAGCTCGATATATGAATTTAGAAAAGAACTTGCAGATCTATCGCAGATCTATGGCCACTGCTACGTCATAGTAGATAAGCCCAATCCAGCCATGGTTATAAGGACACTACAGGACCAGATAGACAACAGCGTATTCCCATATTTTACAATATTCCACCCACAACAGATCGTCAACTGGAGCCTTGATATTTACGGCCGTCCTTACTGGGTACTCGTAAGAGAGGAAAGGGACGGCAACCAGGATCCATTCAACTATGACGAAACAAGCAAAACCCAAATCAATTATAGGCTATGGACCACAACCGAGTGGATCCTTTACGATGCAGACGGCCAGGAGATGCGCAGGGCAACTCACAACGTAGGCCAGGTACCGATCGTATGCGTAGTAAACAAAAAGAGCAAGAAGTACAAGAACTTCCTTGGCATATCCGCAATAGCAGATATAGTCTATATAGCCCGGGACGTTTATAACTCATGCTCTGAACTGAAACAGATACTAAGAGAACAGACGTTCTCGATCCTTACGATACAAGGGGAATCCACCGAATATGATGAGGTGACTGTAGGCACAAGCAAGGCCCTGTTGTATCCACCAGAGAGAGAGCGCCCAGGCTTTATAAGCCCACCGGGAGAAAACGCCAGGGTAATGTTTGAACACATAGAAAAGCAGATATCCGCTATGTTTAGGCTCGCCAAATTAGAGGGCGGAAGTGCACAGTTTAAAGGACAGAACGCCGTAGAGGAATCAGGCGTGTCTAAGGCATACGACTTCAACGAAACAAACCAGGCCCTATCAGATAAGGCAGATAACCTACAAGACGCCGAATCAAAGATATGGAAACTGTTTGCCAAATGGGAAAACAAGGAGTTTGACGGATCCATCATATACCCGGACGAATTCTCTGTACAGAACCTAAACAGCGACCTGGACGAAGCTGAAAAAATGCTAAAGATATCGCTTGGTAAGTCATTCAACCTTGAGATTAAGAAGTCAATTATCAAGAAGAAGTACCCAAGGATAGCAGACGACGAACTTAAAAAGATGATCACAGACCTGGAAACAGAAGAAAACAAAACGCAAACAGACGTCGCAGGTAGCCGACTATCTGAACGCTTAAAATTAAAAGCTACCGCTAACGCCAACTCAGGCGGGAAAACGGAGGAGTAGCATGGCTGATGAAACAAAGGTATTACAGGATCAGGTCGCAGACCTGACAAGCAAGCTGGAAGCAGCAGGAAAAAACGGTAAGTTTACCCAGGAGGATATAGACAGAGTAGTAAAAGACCGCTTGGGCAGAGAGCAGAGTAAATATACCGATTATGATGATCTTAAGAAATTCAAAGATGATCATGCAAAGAATGAGGACGCTCAAAAAGAAAAGGACCTGGAATCCCAAAAGAATTATGATGAGCTCAAAAAGGGATGGGTAGAAAAAGAGAATAATTTCAACAAGGCCCTTTTAGAAAAGGATGGCGCTTTTAATTCTTTAAAAATCGATAACGCCCTGGGCGCAGAGGTAGCAGCACAGAACGCGTACCCAGAAGCAAAGGAAGTTTTGAAAACACTGGTAACCTTAAGCGACGACGGCACAGCACAAATGAAAGGTAAGGACCAGGTAGGAAATGAAATAGCAATCACTCTAACAGAGGGAGTCAAGAAGTTTTTAGAAGAACGCCCACACTTGGTCAAAGCAAGCCCAGGTAGTGGCGGAGGAACTCCACCCGCCGGAGGAGCAGGAGGTGCCGGAGGAGCAGGAGGCGCAGGTAGTCCAGATGAACTGTCAGATCTGAACACGCAATACATGCAAGCAGTAAATCAACGCAATCCAAAGCTGGCAGGCGAACTCAAAGCAAAGATACAAGGCTATTTTACACAAAAAAACATCAGCCGGACTGTCTAACCTTTGAGGCCATATTAACGATTTAACAAAGGAGTACCAAAGATGGCAGATACAACCACAACAACCCTATCGGAAGCGATCCCGACTATCGTAGCCAGTGCATTATTGGAGCTCGAGGAGGGCGATGTAGTAAGGCCTTTGATTACTAACGTAGCATTTCCAGGGCCAGGCGTAACACACCAAACACCGTTTGTTCAGAAGCTAACATCAGAAGCAGATGACGAACTCGTTTCACAGGCCCTGGATAGTAGCACTAACGACGAAACCTCACCGAGTGAAGCGACTGTCGGTGTTCATGGTGCATACGTGCAGTTGAAGGAAATTGCGCAGCTCGGCACCCTGGATGACATGGCCGCTGTAGCAGGTAAGCTGATAGGGCAATGTATAGTAACACGCAGGGATAAAGACCTTGTGGCATTATTTACATCCCTTACTACGAACCAGGGCGCGGCAGCCACTAACATCACACCGGCTGACCTTTACGATGCCTATGGATCGTTGAGGACGTATTTCGCACCACTTCCGTACCATTTAGTAATGCACCCATTACAGATTTGGAGCTCAGTAGGGTTGATATCGCTATTTGACAATTCAAGCGATGCAATACAGACCCAGGGCCCCGGAACTGTAGGCGAGGACTTCGCCAGGTACGGTTTCGTAGGCATGGCACTCGGCTTCA